AAGCGGCACATCATTATTAGGGTATATAAACGCCTCTCAATTATATTCTGCAACCGCAACAAACAGCAACGTCTCTTATCTGGATAATAAAAAACTTTTAATTGCAGATTATACTGGTGTTGCTCCCAGAAGATACTTCAAAGGCAATGTTTCATCGGTGCAAATATACAATCGCGCCCTTTCTCCTCAAGAAATAGCCCAAAACTTCAACGCCACACGCGCTAGGTTTGGCATCTAACGATGTTGCGCATACGGCAGCCAGCGTTAACGGTTATTGGAGGCGGCACTGATGCTTTAACTGCCAATGATCTCCAGAGCACTTCCAGTGTCTCTACACCCACCTTGGGTCAAACACATGGGTTGCTTGCCAATGACCTCCAAAGCCTCTCAAGTGTCTCCACACCCACTTTGGGTCAAACACATGTGCTTTTGGCTAATGATCTACAAAGCACTTCTTCATTATCTACACCTACTGTAGGGCAAGTCCATGTTCTGCTTGCAGATAATCTACAAAGTGCTTCTTCAGTATCTACACCCAGTGTAGGTGTTATAAGAAACCTCCTAGCGGATAATCTTGAGAGTGTCTCTACGGTCTCTACGCCTACTGTTGTAATCACATTACATGCTCTGTTGGCTAATGACCTCCAAAGTGTCTCTACACTGAGTATCCCTGTCCTAAGACAGAAAAAACAGATTAACTACGCAGCTAGTGCAACCATTGGCTCACTTTCGGCAATAACCTTCTATCACAACAGTGGTAAATGGTACGGTTATTAACAAGAGGATTTATGCTTACTAATAGAGAACTACAGAATATCCTTGATCAGATTAACTCACTGTTTAGTGGTGTCAGGGATGATCTTGAGAAGCTAAAGAAAGAAGTAGAAGAACTCAAGGAGAAAAAGCTCAGTGCCAATAAGAAAAGTTAAGGGTGGTTACCAATGGGGTAGTAAGGGAAAGGTTTATCCGACCCGTGAAGGGGCAGAGAAACAAGCACAAGCGGCTTATGCCTCTGGATATAAAGAAACTAAACCAAAGAAAAAGAAGTAATTGATTTTACTTTCAAGATGTGTTATAATTTGAGTATAAACAACCCACTTTAGTTGGGAGAATTGTGAATAAAGAAACTGAAGAATACTATAATGACTTCTTTGAACTCTTTAGAACACCTGGGTGGACTAGGTTAATTGAAGAGTTTCAACAAAATGCGGACTTAACTAATTCCGTAGAGAACGTAAAAGACTCAAATGATTTGTACTTTAAGAAGGGTCAACTAACCGTTCTGGCGTTGATCCTCAACCTTGAAACGTACATCAATAGAGGTTACGAGAATGCCTCCACTGAGGATGTTTGATTTTCAGTGTAGTGAGGACCACATCTTTGAAGCACTCGTGGAAGATCCAAAAGAATCCGTATCGTGCCCCAGATGTTCTTCTCACTCCAAAAGAATTATCAGTCCCATTCGTAGTCTTCTAGATCCCCTTAGCTTCCCTACAGCGGAATCCAAGTGGATTAGAGAACATGAGAGGGCTGGTAGTAAAAACAATGGAAGCCTCTAAGGGGTAACTTTCATTTTCCAAGTAAATCCACAATGGTTAACACCACGGAGAAATAAGTTCAATGGGTAGAGCAATCCTACTTGATGAAGACACAACTGAGCGTCTTGATGATACTGAAGATCAAGAAGTAGATTCACAAACACTACAAGACCCTGTACAACAGGACACTTTTGTAGCCCAAGAGTCTGCTCCTGATGAAGAAGATGATGTTCCTGATAAGTACCGAAACAAGTCTATCAAAGACTTGGTACGAATGCACCAGGAAGCTGAAAAGCTCCTTGGTCGCCATAGTTCCGAAGTAGGTGAACTTAGGAAGGTTGTTGATCAGTACATCGCGGCACAACTCAACCAAAACCAAACAGGAAATACGGGACAACAACAGCAGCCAGAGGATGAAGAAGTAGATTTCTTCGTTGACCCTGTAAAGGCAACTCAACGACAGATTGAAAACCATCCTAGCATCCGGCAAGCAAAGGAGTACACGGAGCAGGCTCGTAGAGCAGCTTCTTTGACTCTTGTCAAGAATAAGCATCCTGACATGGAAGGTATTCTCAAAGATCCTTCCTTTGCTGAATGGATTCAATCAAGCAAGATCAGAACTCAACTGTTCGTAATGGCAGACAAACAATACGATGCCGATGCAGCGGATGAGCTTTTTACCTTGTGGAAAGATCGCCAGCAGGTAGTACAGAACACGGCTACGGTGGAGAAAGCAGCACGTAAGGATGCTCTTCGATCCGCTAGCACGGGGAATGTTCGATCCAGTGGCGAGCAAAGCGCTAAGAAGAAGTTTCGTAGGGCTGATATCATTAAACTTATGAATTCCGACCCTTCGCGTTATGAGGCTTTGCAACCAGAGATTATGCGGGCTTATGCTGAAGGGAGGGTTATTTAACAATCATTGAGGTTATTTAGAAAATGGCTGGTGAAACTTCAGGTGCATATTTTACAGCGAATGCTGTAGTTGACAAAACAGCAGCGGATAAATTTATCCCAGAGATTTGGTCTGATGAGATCATTGCGGCTTATCAGAAGAATCTGAAAATGGCTCCCCTGGTCAAGAAGATGACCATGAAGGGCAAGAAGGGCGATCTTATCCACGTTCCCAAGCCCATCCGTGGAGCGGCTTTTGCTAAGGCAGAAGCTACCGCAGTAACGATTCAGGCTAACCTTGAGTCCGAACTCACGATCAACATCAACCGTCACTTTGAATACTCGCGTCTGGTTGAGGACATTGTTGAAGTTCAGGCACTGTCGAGCCTTCGTCGTTTCTACACGGAAGATGCTGGTTACCAGTTGGCACTCAAGGTCGATACGGACCTCTTCAGTGCTTCCACGGGCTTTGGTAATGGCACGCTGACCCTTAGCCCGGCTGTAACGGGTGCTAGCTGGGCAAGCAACAACGCAGTGTACTACGTCGATGCATCCACGGGTCTGACTGCTTATGCAGTTGATACCGTTGTTGATACCGACGTATTCACTGATGCAGGCTTCCGTGGTCTGATCAAGAAGATGGATGATAACGACGTACCGATGGACAACCGTGTGTTTATTGTGCCCCCGGCACTGCGCTCGGCAATCATGGGTATTGACCGTTATGTATCGAGCGACTTCCGGGATGCACGTACCGTACAATCGGGTCTAATTGGGTCTGTTTATGGTATTGATGTGTATGTGTCCTCGAACTGCCCGACCATTGAATCCGCAGCAGAGAACACTGCTGTAGGTAACAGTGTAGCTGTCCGTGGTGCACTTCTGTTCCACAAGGAAGCCCTTGTCATTGCAGAGCAGATGGCTGTTCGTTCGCAGACGCAGTACAAGCAGGAATATCTTGCTACCCTGTTCACTGCTGACACGCTTTATGGCGTACAAGTCTATCGCCCCGAAGCTGGCTTTGTTCTTGCAGTTAACGATCTGTAATCAAAGCTAACTAAGCAGGCAGGGAGAAACTCTACACCAAGAGAAGTACCCCTGCCTTCTTTTTAACACTAAGGGCACTAATTCAATGGCTACTGAAGATAGACTCTCCAGAATTGAAACCAAGCTGGACAAACTAACTGAAGCAATTCTCACTATTGCTAGAGTTGAAGAAAAGGTTCTTGCTTCCAATGAAAGAATAGAAAAAATTGAGGATAAGCTTGAAAAGCAAGATAAGTCTATTGGGGAGTTGATCTCTAAAGTGGCTGTAAACTCAAAGCAAGTATCCTTCTTCGAGAGAGCACTCTGGTTTTGTTTGGCTACTATTGCAAGTTTCGCAACCTATTACATCAAGGTAAGTAGTTAAATGACGAACTATACTAAATCAACTAATTTTACAGCAAAAGATTCTCTTCCTTCCGGTGACTCTCAAAAGATCATTAGGGGTTCTGAGTTTGATACTGAATTCAACGCTATTGAAACAGCGGTTAATTCTAAAGCGGATAAATCAGGAAGTGTTCTAAATTTAACCGCATCAAGTTTATTGATTGGAACAACGACGGACTTTACTTCTGCATCATCAACAGGCCCCGCTGCTTTTGGCGGTATTGGTATTTACCCTTATAGTGTTTATTTTGGTGCACCGAGTACAAACACAGGGATTAATTCTGTTCTTTCAATAGAGAATCAATCTATTTTTTCAGGAACTAATGGAGCTAGTTTACAGTATATAACAGGTCTTACATCTACACCAAAAATTTCTAATACAGGCGCTGGCGGAAATTCAGGAGTAATAGCTTTTGGTGCATATCTTGCTCCGTCAGTTGAATCTTCAGGCTCTACCGCTAGAGTTCAATTATCTGGTATTGTGACAGATTGCTATAGAGGAGCAACAAACGACCTTAGCACAAATACTGGAAATTTGATAACTGGCGCTCAGTTTTCTTCAGGACACCCTGATACATTGCCAGTCACAGCAAGAACAGGAACAATTATCGGGGTTAACTCACTTCCAAGCATTTTTTCTGGATTAAACACAGAACTTACAGCATATAGAGCCAGTGTTTCTTTGAGTAATTATACTACAGCAGCTGCATCTACAAGCAGCAATGTTAGCGGTTTTAGAATACACGCTTTTGAAGTTGGCGCTGCTTCAGGTCCATCAGCAACGGTTACTAATGGTTATGGAGTA